CACAAAGTAATTTAAATACAACCGCAACTGTCGCTAATAATGTTTGGACAAATGTAGTGCTCACTATAAGCACAACCCAAGCTAATATATATATTAATGACGGTACACCTGTAACATTAACACAAAACAATTTAATTAATTTTCATTCAACTACAAAAGCAGGGATAGGAAGCTATAGATTTACAGGAGGTTCATTTCAACAGTTTTTTGACGGCTCAATAGACCAATTAAGAATATTTAACAGGGCATTAGATTCTGGAGAAGTTACACAACTTTACAACGAATAATGGAAGAATTAAAGGTAGGGTTTACAACATTTTTAGCATTGGCTTTAAATTTAAGTCAAGCAAACCCTGTCCTTCAAACTGTCAGTTTATTATTAGCGATAGTATATACTGGCTTGTCAATTTATAAAAAAATTAGGAAATGAATTTACCAAAGAATGGTGTAGCAAAAGAAATACGACATTATAGCGGTGCATTACTAATCTTTCTTTTTATAGTAGCTTTAGTAGTGGTGTTTATACAATACCCTGTATTAGATTCTAACAAGGAAGTTGTAATGATGTTAGTGGGTACGCTTTCTGCTTCTTTAGGGTTGGTTGTATCAACGATAACAGGAAGTAAACCTGATGATATAAATGCACTTAAAAACAAGTTAGATAGTAAAGAACAAACCATTGAATCACTTACTAAAAGCAAAGACGAATACGAAGCAATGATAATCAAATTGCAAAAGGATATGCTAAAAAATCAAGACGATATGTTTGATAAATTTATCCTTAAACAAGCAATGGAATTTGACGATAAAAATAAAAAATAAATTATGCAATCAATTATAATTATTATAACATTAGCTTTAATAGCATCAGCAGTAATATTAGTTTTAACTTACAACGGTTATCTAAAAGATACTGATAAAGATGGAATACCTGACAAGGTAGAAGATAAAGTAAAAGAAGTAAAAAAGAAAATCTTTAAAAAGAAAAAATGAAAGAACCTAAAACTTGCCAATGTGGAAACACAACAAATCCAAACGGATATTGTGACGGTACTCATTTAAAATAAAATATGTTACACTTTGAAACACAAGAATTTAATTCGCCTGACTTGGAAAACTCTGGCATTAATATGGATAATGCTTTTTTGCAGATGCTTGACGATGCACGTGGTATTGCAGGGATACCATTTAAAATCACATCAGGATACCGAAGTGTTGAACATAACCAAAAAGTTGGGGGTGTATCAAACTCAAGCCACCTTGTTGGAAAAGCCGCAGATATTGCGGTGGGAAGTGGCAAAGAAAGATACATTATTATTAATGCCCTTATCAAAGCAAATTTTAAGAGACTGGGCGTCGCTAAATCCTTCATCCACTGCGACAACGATGACTCTAAACCAGATTCTATCTGGACGTACTAATACGGTAGGCAATACCTTATGGCTGAAAAAAAGAAAATAAAAGATACAGCAGTAGGTAAATTTTTATTATCTAAAATACCAAGCGTTGTTTCTGCGATAGCAGATAATACAGCGGTAGGTAGTGTACTTCAAGCAATCATAGGTGGCTCGGATATGAGTGAAGGTGATAAACAATTAGCTCTTAAAAAACTTGACTTAGAACGCGCTGAAATAGACGGTACAACTAGAAGGTGGGTAGCAGACGCAAGAAGTGGCTCTTGGTTATCTTCAAACGTTAGACCGTTAACATTAGTGTTTTTAACTATTAGTTATGTAGTAGGTTGGTATTTAGGTTATCCTTTGGATTCTATTACTGGTTTATTATCTATTGTCATAGGTGGATATTTTGGATCACGCGGTGTAGAAAAAGTATTTGGAAATTCAAAACATCAATAATGGCAAAGCAAAAAGTTATTAACTATAAAAAAGTTAAAGTCAAGCGTAAAGGAATACATAGTAAGAGTAAGCAATCAGCTTTAAAATCTTCAAAGAATTACTTTAAAAAATACAAAGGTCAAGGTCGTTAGTGTTTATAAGTTTATAGTCTATAAGTTTACATTATTTATAAAAAAATTGTAATTTTGGTGGGTAGTGGTTAAATAACTATTTAATTATTTTATATATAATGGAAATCGAAGAAAAAATAAAAAAAATACAAGGTTATAAAACTTGGTCTTTAAAAAAGAAAGTAGATTCACTATTAGAAATAGACGCAAACAATTATACTAATCTTGGTATAGATTCAAGCAAAACTGAAAAAAAAGAAGTAAAAGCAATAAGTAGAAAAATTTACAAGGCTATATCTTTAATAAGTCCTTTAGATGGTTATATTTTAGAATCACACATGAATGAAAAAGATTTAAGAAATCTTATAGATGCCTAAAAAACCAACAAGAAGTAAACTTGTAAAAAAACTTGATACAGTATTTAGTCAATGGGTAAGATTAAGCAATGCGGACAACAATAAAAATTGTATTTGTGTTACTTGCAATAAGACGTTCTTTTGGAAAGAAATCCAAGCGGGCCATTTTATAAGCAGAAAACATTATAGCACGAGATGGGATGAACGTAATGTTTTGCCTCAATGTGCAGGTTGTAATATTTTTAGAGCAGGAGAGCAATACAAATATAGTTTATATCTTGGTAATAAGTTATCTAAAAAGCTATTAGAAGAAAGTAGAAAACTTGTTAAATTTACAAATGTAGAATTAGAAGAAATGATACAAAAATATAGCCAAAGGCTTAAAAAGTTTACTTGATTTTTTCTTGTAATATTGTTCTTTGTTTGAAAGGGGTAAGATTAATTTCTTGCCCTTTTTTTGTTTTGTATTAATTTTTTTTATAAATTTACATTATGACACAATATTATAAAGAAGCAGAATTGTACGGGAGAGTCCAAGAACTGCAATACGGTTTTGACAAACTCCGTAAAGAAAACGAACAATTAAGAAATCAATTAATTTTAAACACAAAGAACGATGGCTAAAGAATCAAATATTAATGAAAAATTATTTGAATTACAACAAGAGATAGGTACTATTAGTAAAGACACTAAAAATCCATTTTATAAGTCTAAGTATTTTGATATTAATTCACTTATTAAACAACTACAACCTTTACTAAAAAAACATAGACTACTTTTATTACAACCTATTGAAGAAGATATGGTTTATAGTAAACTAATATGTGTTGATGGAAGTGGAGGCGTTATAAGTGCTTTAAAGTTACCTCAGATAAACGATCCACAAAAATTAGGATCAGCTATAACATACTACCGTAGATATACTTTAGGTAGTTTACTTGGTCTTCAAGCTGTAGATGATGATGCAAATATTGCTAGCGGAATAACTCCACATAATAAAAAACCTTCTAAACCTTTTTTAAATTTAAATACACCTGAGTTTGAAAAAGCTAAAAAATTTATAAAAGAAGGAGGAAGTATTGAAAACATAAGTACTAAATATGCTTTAGGACAAGCCGTTAAAGATGAGCTATCTAAATTGTAAAATCAAAAGAGTGTATTACACAACAAGTTATAAAAAAAAAATAATCAAAATTACTATTTATGGAAATTACAGGAAATATCAAATTAATTCAAAACACGGAAAAGGGAACGTCTAAATCAGGAAAAGAATGGTCTAAACGTCAAATCGTTGTAACAACAACTGAACAATACCCACAAGACATTGCTATAGATTTTATGGGTGAAAAAATACTACAAATAAATAACTTTCAAGTAGGTAATCCAGTTAGCGTATCAATTAATATACGCGGCAATGAATACAATGGAAAGTACTATAATAGTATTAACGGTTGGAAAATAGCAAACCATATTGGAAATATAGATAATATAGACCAGCAACCAGCTCGAGAAGGAGTTACAGAAGATTTACCATTTTAATTTAATGGGGGTTTAATTACCCCCTTTTTTTTTGTATATTTATTAAATGAAACAACTTAAAGAAAATGAGCCTTTTCCTGATGATTTTTGGAATTACAATATAAACCACATAACAGGATATTATATTAAATCTAATAAAAACGAACAAAACAAAGAAACAATTAAAAAATACGCTAAACCCCCAAGAGGATTATGATAGCACAATCAAAGACAATCCAAAAAAGAATATTAGATATAAAGTATGGAAGAGTAAAAGAAGGATTAAAAATTGATATTCCTGAGATTGACGAGTTTATGCGCTTTAAGCATGGCAACTTTAATTTAATAATTGGACACGCTAATGTAGGCAAAACTACCGTAATTATATATTTATTTGTTTTATGGGCAATTAAACATAATTTAAGATTTTTAATCTGGTCAAGTGAAAATACACCTCAATCAATAGTAAGAAAGATTATTGAATTTAAAATGGGAATACCTATACAAAAGGCTTCTGATCTACTTATTAGTAAAGCTGTTGAATGGTGTGATAATCATTTTAAGATAATAGATGTTGATGATCTTTACACATATAAAGATTTACTTAAAGAAGCAGAGTTAATTAAAAATGCTTGGAATTATGATGCTTTGTTAATAGATCCTTATAATAGTTTAAGTAAAGATCCTTCGCTACAAAAGTTGCTTGGTAACTCACACGAGTATGATTATCAAGTTGCAAGTGAATTTAGATTACTTGCTAAAAAGAAAAACTTAACAGTATTCTTAAATGCTCATGGAGTAACAAGTGCTTTACGAGCTGTTCATCAAGGTGGACATGAATACCAAGGATTGTCTAAACCACTTTCTATAGCTGATGTAGAAGGAGGTGGTAAATGGGGAAACCGTGCAGATGATATTGTTTGCATACATAGGTACACAAGTCACGCAACTGATTGGATGTATAGTAATTTATCAATACTTAAAGTTAAAGAAAATGAAACCGGCGGCAGACCAACAACACATGAGAATCCTATAAAATTAAAAATGAAAATTAATAATGTTGGTTTCGAATTTTTTGGTAAAGATTTAATACATAATGTAAAACAAATTGAAGAGTTTAAACTATGATAGTATTAGGTATTTTATTATTTATGGCATTTATTATTATAATGGTAGGTCATTTTAAAAATGGTGAAATAATTATAAGTCCTATTAAAGGAATAATGTTTGGTTTTTTATATCACAAAGAACAATACGAAGATGAAGACGAACATACATTACAATGTTTGTTATGTGTAATTAGTATAAATGTGATATGGATAAAGAAGTTAAATGGTTAGCAAAGGTAGCTGAAAGACATAATGAGTGGATTAGAATAGTAAATAGTTTTAACGAATATGATTTTGCTGAAGATTTAGTACAAGAAATGTATTTAACTATATACAAATATGCTGATGAAGAAAAGATTATTAAAAATAGTGTCGTTAGTAGGGGATATATTTTTTTTACTTTGCGTTCTTTATACTTTCAATATTATAATAGCAAAAGAAAAATTAGTAAAGTATACCTTGATAATGAAAAAACTACCACAGAAATACAGAACATTGATGAAATGGATGAGCAAATAGCATACAATAAGATATGCACATTGATGGACGAACATATTGAAAACTGGCGTTGGTATGAAAAGAAGCTATTTTTATTATATAGGGATTCAGGATTAAGCATACGTGGTATAGCTGCTGAAACTGGAATAAGTTGGGTAAGTATATACCATACATTAAAAGCTGCAAAAACAGAACTTAAAGAAAAATTTGGTGAAAGTTATGATGATTTTAAAAATGATGACTACGAATTAATATAATAACTATGGAAGAATTTAAAGGTGATAAAAGAAGTAAAGCGTACAAGCAATGGAAAAAGAACCACGAAGCAAAAAGCGAAGGCTTGGGTCATACGGTGGAAAAAGTATTTAAAAAGGTTGGAATAAAAAAAGTAGTTAAGTTTTTAGCAGGTGAAGATTGTGGGTGTGAACAACGTGCTAAAATTCTAAACGACCTATTCCCATATCAAAAACCATTATGCTTAATGGAAGATGAATACAATTATTTATCAGAACGCATAGGAAAGATTAACAAGATAACATCTGAAGAACAAAAAGAATTACTATCTATTTACAATAGAATATTTAAGGATAAAAAAGAATTAACTTCTTGTAGTAGTTGTTTTTTAAATGGTGTTTGGAATAAACTAGAAAAAATATATAAAGAATATGAATAAGAAACTAAACAATATAAAAGAAGCTGAATACTATACTAATTTTAATTTAGTAGGTGAACACATAATTAAATCAAGAAACCTAAAACCTAAAAACAAAGCGTTAAATGATATGTACTTTGCGTGGCAGGAAGTAGGATTTTACGTCCATAGTCTTATAGGTAATGAAAGACTATACAACGATTCATTAAGTGAGTATAGAATGGATAAGATACGTGCAATAGAACGTGCAAGGGTTGCAGATGATAAGGTAAAAGGATTAGAAGAAGAGATACAAAAACTAAAAACAAGAATAGATGTTGGTATTTAAAATTATTTTAGGATACGGACTATTAAGAATAATAGAAGCAATGATAGTTAAAGAAATAAGAGAAAAAGACAAAAGTTAATAAAATGTTTATTATATTTGTTTAAAACAAAGAAACAATGGACATAGGAAAACGTACAAAAAATGCTTTTAAGATTGGTCAAGCAATAGGTAAAGCTAAAGAAGTACTTGATTTTACTAAAGATCAAAACAATAAGAAACAATTACAAGAATTAATTAAAACATTAGATAGCATAGAACTATGAATATACTAGAAAAAGCAAATGATATAATAAACGATCGCACAGAAGAAAAAGAAAGGATGTATGGACCTTTTTCATCTGGTATGGAAAGAGCAGCTAAAATAGCTTCAGCATGTACTGGAAAAGATATTACTGCTACAGATATGTATATGTGTATGGTAGCTTTAAAATTATCAAGGGAATCATATAATCACAAGGAAGATAATTTACTTGACGCTATTGCTTATTTAGGTGCATTAAACAACTACAAAGATGGTAAATAGAGCTATAGTTGGTTTAGTTAGTAACCCAGTTAAGAGTCTTAATAGTCATAACGGAGGTTGGACTTTACTAATCAAAAACATGTTAGTTGCTGATATATTAACCGAAAAGGATGATTGGGATAAGTATGATGAATTAATATTGTCTGAAGGTATAAACTATAAAGAAGGTGTATTTAATTTCTTTGGAGGTGTACAAGATTCTTTTTATATTAAATTAAACAAGTTAAATAAATATAAAGGTAAAGTTTATTGTATTAATGAAATGATAGATTATAATGTAGTATGTAATAAACGAAAAGAATTATTAGGATTATCTTGTAATAAAATACCTGAGATTATTAATTTAAAATATTTATCAAATAAATTAATATTAGGTGATAGCCATACCGTTTCAGTCTTTAAACCAGGATATACTATAGATAGAAATGATGGTAAAACTTTAAATGGTTTTTTAAAAATAGGATTAAAAAAGTATATACCAGATAATATTAATGACTTAATTTTTTATGCTGGCAACATAGATATAAGATTTCACATACATAGATTTAAAGGAAGAGAGACTGTTGTTGATTTAATTAGAGAGTTGTTTAAACAATTAGAAGATTTAAATATTGATAATATTACTTTAGTTTCTTTGTTACCTATAGAAGATGAATCTAGAAAATTACCTGGTACAGGATTATATAAAGACAAACCTTTTTTTGGATCTAAGGAAGATAGAACTTATTATGTTAAAGAATTTAATAGACTATTAAAAAGAGGATGCAATCATTATGGTTACAATTTAATAGAATGGGATTTTAATTACGATGATGGACTATCTTTTGATGATATGGAATCAAGGCAATCTGTTCACTTAAGACCGAAGTCTTATAAATATATAAATCAATTATGTTAGATCAATTTAAAGATTATTACTATAAAGCTAAGATGAATCAACAAAGATTGTATCAAGGTTATGATTGGACTAAGCAAGATATTGATGATGATTTAATATGGCATGTACCAATATATGATGTTGTTAATAGAAGGTATGCTGCTTTTAGTAGTTTATTAGAAGCTATAATAAAAGGTAAAGATGATCCAAAAGGTAACGGTAAATACTTTAAAGATCATAAGATAGATACAGATAACTTTATTTATTTATCTTATTTATTTAGATTATGTGGATCTGGTATTAATTACAAACCAAAAGATATAATACCTTATGGAAGTCATGGTTTTGGTAATTTTTGGATAGTACAAGAATTAGTATTAAAAAGATATGATATTGTTGATTGGGTAAATAATATACCTGATAAAGGTTTTTGCGATGTAAAAGGTTATTTATTACCTATGATAAAAAAAGGATTAAGGAATTTTATAGTAGAAGACTCTTTAAGTTTAGTTGATGAAATAATGAATGAAGTGCAACAAGGTGGATATTCTATAACTATGGTAGTTGATTTAGGAAATCATTGGTTAAGATCAAGAGGGTTTAAAAGACAAAATTTTGTTTTAACTGCTTTTGCAATGGATTTAGCTGAGTATTATCCTGATCTTGTAGACCAAGATAGTGATGTATATGTAGGTTCTAACGCGTCTAAATGTTTAAAGATGATATTACCTAAGATGAAAAAAAATGCTGCTTTACGTTATCTCTGTCAAATAACTGGAAATTACTCTAAGCCTTATGATATGGAAGATGTTGCTTGTGATTTTATTAGATACATAAATAATTTTCAAAGTGATCATCATATAAGAAAAAATAATAATATTAAATATTCGAATAATGTTCTTAAACAAACAGAGTACACAAGTTAATAATGATTTAAAAGATTATAGTCTTGATGATTATTTAGAACAGACTAAAAAATTTAAGTCATCTTTTGGTGATTTTAATGTAAAACAAGTAGATGGTTTTAATGTAATAGATGAATCAGTATCTTGCGAGGTTGGATATAAAGCTAGAAGTGGTGAGTATTTTATACAACATATTGCTAACCAAGGTGTTAAAGAAATAGTTTATGTACAGCCAAGAAGAGGTTTTGCAGGTATATCACTTTCATGGTTATGTAAAAAGTATGATTTAAATTTAACTTTAGTTATGCCATCTTCTAAAGAGATAAGCGATCACCAAGCTTTATGTATAGAGTTAGGTGCTAAACCATTGTTTGCTAGAATAGCAGCTATGCCTAATGCTAATTCATTAGCTAAAAAATATGCTAAAGCAACTAACTCTTACTATGTCCCTTTAGGTTTAAATCACCCTTTAGTTATAGCAGGCGGAGTAAGATGTATTTATGATTATTTTAAAGATAAACTAAAACCAAACACAATTTGGTCAGTTATATCTACTGGTGTTTTAACAAGGACACTACAAATAGCTTTGCCTGATACTGAATTTAGAGCAGTTGCAGTAGCTAGAAATATACAACAAGGCGAACTAGGTAGATCTGATTTTTATTCTTATCATAAACCATTTAACTCTAAATCTGATTTAATTCCTAAAGGCTTTAATAGCGAAGATTCTTATGATGCTAAAGGCTGGGATTATATGGTTAAGTATGGTAAAAAAGGTGATTGGTTTTTTAATGTAGCAGGAAATGCAAACCAACCTACAATAGATAAAAAGACTATAGAGTCTTATAGAGATTGGAATGATTTAAAAGATTTTAATTATGTATGATATTTTTACAAACTTTTTTAAAGACAATCAACATTTGTTTCCTAAACATAGGAATATTAATACAGGGCAAAATCATGCTGATAATATAAGTGAGTTAAAATTGGTTTACAATGTGCAATTTCCTTTTGGTTATTGTTTTCCAATAAGTCAATTCATGTTTTATTATTTAGGAGGCTATGGATCTGATTATGAATTAAGATGTATAAGAGGCATACCTATAGATATAAAAGGCTGTGAACATAGAACAACTCATTGGTTTGTTGTAAACAAGTTAACTGGAGAAATAATAGACTTATCTAAAGAACAGTTTGAAAAGATATTAAATATAGATGAGTATTACAAAAAAGGTAGGAAGGCTAATTTTGGTTTTCCTTATTTAAAAAGAGGAGGTAAAGTGTATAAAAATACTGTACCATCTAAAACTGTATTAAAATTATATGAACAGTTTAAAAAAATTTATTTAAATTCACAATCAGAAGCATTAGAATTTTATTTAAAAGAATATAAATCATTATGAATTTCGATAACGCACAATTAGCCTTTGAGTATTATTATGATTATATACTAAAAAAAGGAGTAGATTTTTCAAATACAAAAGCTTTATTTAATCAAGGTTTTACTATATTAAATCCTTTAGATAATAAGATAAATACTGATTTTAGGAAATGGTCTAATAAGTACGCTAAAAGGGAATGGGATTGGTATTTGTCAGGTAATCCTAATGCTAAAGAAATATCTATACATGCTCCAATATGGAAAGGGATGATGGATGAAGATGGTAATGTTAGGTCAAACTATGGATGGCAATGGCAACGAAACAAACAATTAGATAATGTAGTAAGTATACTAAAGAATAATAGTAATACTAGACATGCTGCAATATCTATATATGATGGTAAAGAAATAAACACTTATAGTAAAGACACTCCATGTACTTATGCTGTACAATTTACAGTGTATAAAAACAGATTAAATATGGCTGTACTAATGAGGTCTAATGATTTATGGTATGGATTTTGCAATGATCAATATTGTTTTAGTAAGTTACAAGAGTTAGTAGCTTTAAGATTAGGTATTGATGTTGGAGAATATTATCATTTTGCACACAACTTACATATTTATAATAATTTTTTAAACAAGAAACAATGATGTTAAACAATGAATTTGAACCAATTAGAGAATGGGCAAGAGAAAAAGGTATACTTGATCAAGGTGATCCTAAGACACAATACTTAAAACTTTTAGAAGAGGTTGGTGAATTATCACAAGGAATACTTAAAAAAGATAGATTAGAGATTGAAGACGCAATAGGTGATTGTGTTGTTGTTTTAACTAACTTAGCTGCTTTGTGTAATCTAAGTATAGAAGGTTGTATAGAACAAGCATATAGTCAAATAAAAGACCGTAAGGGTAAAATGGAAAATGGTACATTTGTAAAAAACAAATAATGATAGCAGTATTAAAACAACCAAACTGGAAACACATAACTTTTAAAACACCTAAGATTCATTTTGTTAATTGGGCTTTAGAATCGGGTGGAGTAAAGATAACAATAGATGATAATGAATATGATTTCACTAGTCAAAGTGAATTAGAAGCATTAAGATTAAATCTAGTGCCATCGATGAAAGGACCTGATACTTGTTTTGTACCAGTTGCAGATATGAGATCAATATATACTAAGAGTAAAGAAAGGGTAAATAAGATAGAATTATTAAACGGATCTGTATGGGATAAAGAAAAGTTACTATCAAAGATGTATGATGATTCTTTTTATTATGGTGAGTTAGGAAAATATGCATTAAGTAGTTCTGCTATTAAGAATTTAATTGATTCACCTAAGAGTTATGCAAGATCATTAAACTTTAAATCTGATTCAGGTGCTTTTAAAATAGGCAGACTTATACATTTAGCTGCATTAGAACCAGATAAACTTGATACATTGTGCCATGTTGTTGAAGTACAATCAGCAGTAACTAAAAAGTATAAAGAGAAAGTAGCTGAAGTTGGTAGTGCTCAGTTTGTATTTACAAGAAAAGAATATGACAAAGCAATGTATACAGCTGATGCTTTATTACAAAATGATATATGGCAAGACTTAACTAGAGGAGCTAAGTTTGAAGTACCAGCATTTGAAGTATTAGACGGATTTCCATTTAGAGCTAAAGCAGACGTATTAGGCTTTGACTATATTGCTGATTTAAAAACAACTAGCGATTTAAAAGGATTCCCTTGGGCTGCTAAAAAGTACGGTTACGATGTACAAGTATATATATATTGTAATTTATTTAATATAAGCTATAAGGATTTTAAGTTTTTTGCAATAGATAAATCATCTGGAGATCTAGGTATTTATGATGTTAAAGAAAGCTTTTATAATTCAGGTAAAGATAAAGTAGAATATGGATTAAGAATTTTTCAGAAGTTTTTTGTTGATCAATCACAAGAGATTAATGAATACGTTATAAAAGGCACTCTTGAATAAAGAAACAATACAAGAATTTTACTTGCTTGCTTTAGTAGATATAACAAATGGTAAAGACATAGCAGAACTTGAAGATGCAATAAACTTATACGAAGAAGCAGAAGAATATGAAGCATGTGCTGGAATACTAAAAGCAATACACGAATCAGGATATATGACAATAAAAGATATAATATTAAAATTAGAAGATGAATAAGGAAACAATTAAAGAAATAGTAGAAAACTACTTTGAGATATGTATAAGTAGAACGACTAGAAAAAGACAATATGTAGAAGCACGTTCTATATACTTTAAACTATGTAGAGACTTTACACAATTAAGCTTAGAACAGATAGGCAAAACAGTGAATAGAGATCATTCATCAGTACTACATGGAATAAGAAGCATTAATACTTGGGTAGAGGTTGATAAAAGAATGAACAACAACATGCGTATTCTTAAAAACAAAGTAATAAATTACCAAGTAGAAAAAGATGAAACAGTAAACCTTGACGAATCAATAGTACTTAAATACCTTGAGTTAAAAGACCAAGTAAAAAACCAACAAGAAATAATAGATAAACTTAATAGTGATTTAAAAGAAATTACAGAAAAGCATACTAAAAGAGAAAAGTTCTATGAGAAGTATGGTTTTGTTGGATAACAGATTGAATTAAAACCTATTGTATTATTGAATAATCAAATTATTTCAAGATGGCACATGGAGGAAAGAGAGATGGTGCAGGTAGAAAAACTAAAGCAGATGAGCTTCAGTTAATAGAGAAACTCACACCATTAGAACCATTAGCGTATGCTGCATTAATGAAAGGTTTAGAAGAAGCTGACTTTAAATATGTTCAGTTGTTTTATAACTACTATGCAGGTAAACCACGTGAAACAAAAGATATTAGTATCAACGAAGATTTACCAATATTTTTATAGATGCAGGTCGCAAGAACCAAAGCACTAGATAAGTTATTAGAATTAGATAAAAGGATACGAGTAGTAAAAGGCGGAACATCAGCAGGAAAGACTATTTGTATTCTACTTATTTTAATTGACTATGCTATAAAAAACAAAGGTAAAGAGATTAGTGTAGTATCTGAATCTATACCACACCTTCGTAGAGGTGCTTTTAAGGACTTCTGTGCTCTTTTAAAAGGTTTAGGTAGGTATAATGATAGCCAATTAAATAAAAGTGTTCTAAAGTATACATTTACAAATGGTAGTTACATAGAATTCTTTAGTACAGACCAAAGTGATAAATTACGTGGAGCAAGACGTACCGATCTATATATCAACGAATGTAATAATATACCATTTGATGCTTATAACCAATTAGCAGTTCGAACAAGTGGAAAAGTATGGTTAGACTATAATCCTTCTAGTTTATTTTGGGTAGATAAAGAAATAATAGGACAAGATGATGCAGACTATATAACATTAACCTATAAAGATAATGAAGTACTTGATCAATCTATTGTAAAAGAAATAGAGAAAGCAAGAGAGAAAGGTAAAACCTCAACCTATTGGGCAAACTGGTGGAGAGTATATGGACTTGGTGAAGTAGGTTCTTTAGAAGGTGTATGTATTCCTGACTGGAAAGAAATAGATAACATACCACAAGAATCAAGGCTATTAGCTTATGGAATGGACTTTGGTTATAGTGTAGACCCGACAACCTTAATTGCACTATATAAATGGAATGATGCATATATATATGATGAGGTTTTGTATAAGAAAGGAATGCTAAATAGAGACATAAGCAGGTTTTTAACTCAAGCTGATATAAGGGAAAACATTGTGGCAGATAGTGCAGAACCAAAGAGTATAGCAGAACTGCAAGGATACGGTCATAATATACATGGTGTAACTAAAGGAAGGGATTCAGTAGTATATGGTTTAAACTTAATGAATCAAAATGAAATATACATAACAGCAAGAAGTAAGAACCTTAAACGTGAGTTAGGTGGTTATATATGGGCAAAGGATAAAGAAGGAAACCAAACACAAAAACCATCAGGTCTACATCCTGACTGTATAGATGCAGCACGTTACGTATTAACAGACCAATTAGAGAATCCTAATAAAGGAGAATACTATATTTACTAAAAAAAAGTTAATAAATTGTTTATATATTAAAAAAGTTTTATATATTTGCTATATAATTAAAAACAAACAATATGAAAAAGTACAAAGATAGGTCAACATCTACAAGATTATTATCAAACGCTGAAAGAACATCTTACAAATTAATTATAAAGTTTGGAGATAATATTAGAGAAAAAATATTTGAAGGAAAAGATGCTTATAAAAGAGCAGTATTGTTCCAAGATGGTGTTACAGAAATGATGCAATCAATTAGATAAAAACATAGGGGGGGGCAACCCCCTTTTTTATTAACCAATAATTATATTATGAAAAACAATAGATTAGAAACAAGGATACTAAAAGCAATGTTTAGCTATAAGAATATAATAGTAGCTTCAGCTTGGGGAATAACAGCATACGCATCTATGTACGCTTGGATGTATTTAATAATGTTTATATTTGAATCATAAAATGCGACAAGCGTGTTGGTACGAAGAAATATATGTAGTACAAGAACCTATAGCAAAAGGAACCTTTAAAGGACCAGATGTTAAACTACATATAGATTACAAAGGTAAGAACATGATAAAAGGAAAAGAAACTTATATTCAAAATAGTAAGGAATTAGAAGACAAGATAGAAGAAGCTTATGAGTATGCATATAAAAGGTTTATA